CCTAATCAAACGGGGGCCCGAGGGCCCCCATTTTATTAAGGAATTATATTATGGATCGCAATGAATCCTCACGCCTAATCGAGGCACTCAAAAACGGTACTGTTACAGTAACATTTAAGAAAATCATTACAGATGAAGTGCGGGTAATGCCGTGCACACTCAACCCAGTAGTCCTAGAAGCATACGATATTAAGTCAGAAATTAAGGATGTAAATCCAGAGACTGATCATCTTGCTGTGTGGGCATTAGACAAGGAGGCTTGGAGGTCGTTTCGACTTTCTACAGTTGTTGGCTGGGAGGTATTATAATGGATGATTTCCTGTGGGTGGAAAAGTACCGCCCGCAGAAAATTAGCGATACAATTTTACCGAAATCTATTAAGAAAACTTTTGGAGATATTGTTAAAGGGGGTGACTTACACAATATGCTTCTAACCGGTACGGCCGGAACAGGTAAAACTACTATCGCTAAAGCTCTGTGTAATGAACTCGATCTCGACTATCTGTTAATTAACGGATCAGAAGAATCAGGTATTGATACACTCCGAAATAAAATTAAGAAATTTGCCTCATCGGTCTCCTTACAGGGTGGCTATAAAGTAGTAATACTTGATGAGGCAGATTACCTTAATCCACAATCAACCCAACCTGCTCTTCGTGGATTCATTGAAGAATTTAGTGCGAACTGTAGGTTTATATTAACGTGTAATTTTAAGAATCGTATTATTGAACCACTACATAGTAGATGTTCTGTAATCGAATTTAATATGTCCAAGAAAGATTCTGGTGTGCTTTGTGCTGAAATGCTCAAACGTATTCAGTTCATTCTGGATAGTGAAGGTGTAAGATATGATGTTCCTGTAATTGCAGAACTGATTATGAAACACATGCCAGACTGGCGTCGAGTGTTGAATGAATTGCAAAGATATTCTGTATCTGGTATTATTGATACAGGTATATTGGTTACCTTATCAGAGGTATCGGTAAACGAACTAATGAAATCCCTACAGCGCAAAGACTTTAAGAAAATGCGCCAGTGGGTAGCAGATAATATTGACACAGAACCAGCGGCTGTATTCCGTAAGATATACGATAATATGTCCGAGTATGCAGAACCACAATCTATTCCTCAGTTAGTTCTCATTCTTGCAGATTATCAGTACAAAAATGCCTTTGTGGCTGACCATGAGTTGAATATCGTGGCCTGCTGCACTGAAATTATGGCTGGAGTCAAGTTTAAATGAACCCATTTGATTATGTAAACAGCATCAATATCACTAAGAAAGATATTATGCACGATGATATTTCAGAAAAGGCATACACTCCGTTTATGGTTAATAGGGCCTTATCATACTTTAATGATACTGTTCTATATGCTAACGAGATGAATATTAACCACACTATAGATAATAAGCTTCAATATCATTTTCTTATAAATATAATTAAGAAGAAGAAAAGATTCTCAAAGTGGTTGAAGCCACAAGAGGTGGAGAATCTAGAGCTCATTAAAGAATATTATGGATATAGTAATGAAAAAGCTAAGTCCGTTTTACCATTATTTAATGATGAAAATATTGAAACATTGAAACAAAGGGTTTATAAAGGTGGACAACGCAAATATTGAAATCAAAAACTGGACACCGGCAGACATGCTGGAAATCACTCTTAACGAACCCGACGACTTTTTAAAAATACGTGAAACATTAACACGTATTGGCGTAGCATCACGTAAGGATCAAAAATTATATCAGTCTTGTCATATACTCCATAAACAAGGTAGATATTTTATTGTACATTTTAAAGAACTATTTTTGTTAGATGGAAAACCATCTAACTTAATAGAGAATGACCTAGAACGTAGGAACACAATTGTAACACTTCTAGCAGATTGGGGATTGTTAACAATTATCACCCCAGCCATGACAAAGAATCTAGCACCATTGCGACAAATAAAGGTTATTCCATTTAAAGAAAAAACGCAATGGGAACTGTGTCCTAAGTATAATATAGGTAACAGTAATAATGGAGAAAAAAATAAAAGACACTTGGAAAAGATTTCACAAATTAATGAAATCCAGCAGACTGAATAAAGTGTGCCAAAAGTGTTTAAAGTAACAACGAAAGTTGTATAAATATATGTGGTTGCCGAATATTCGGGGCCACATTTATACCTTGCTAAATAAATAGGAGGAAGCTATGGTAAGAAATACTATGAACGTGCCGCGTTCATTATTCATTGGGTTTGAGCCCATTCTAAATGAACTTGAGAGAATCCACAATGCTGGAAGATCCCAAGATAACTATCCACCCCATAATGTTGTTAAGGTCGATGATGAAAATTTTATCATTGAACTTGCAGTAGGGGGATTCTCAGAAGAGGATATCGACGTAGAGGTAAAGGATGGTATTCTTTTAGTGAAAGGCCAACACGCTAATGATGATGCTCGTGAATATGCACATAAAGGTATCTCATCCCGCAAGTTTGAAAAGTCATTCCGACTTTCTGAATTTGTTGTTATTGACGGTGCCAATCTGATGAACGGAATACTAGTGGTTAACGCCAGAGTAGAAGTTCCAGAAGAGAGGCGTCCTAGGAAGATCGCATTAGGGTCTGCTGGGCCATCAAAGAAGAAGGAGTTTATCCAAGATTAATTCCGGTGAGCAGCGAAAACTCAGTAGATATGTTTAACACATTTACTGGAGAAATAACATGAAACATATTATCCAATTTACGGAAAAGTATGAAAATGTTGCCGAGACCTTAAAAACAACTATTGTAGCAATATTGACAACAGGGCTAATTCTAGGATTAGCCCCAGCCATCATGGCCCTACAATTACATAGTTTTTAAGTCTTATTGACTATCATGGGGGGACGTAAAAACTCCCCCCATTTTTAGTATATATAAATGAAAAAAACACTTTACATTTGCACTAAAGTGTAGTATAATATACTTATTATTAAAAGGTGATATTTTTATTATGAAATTTTATACAAATGTAACAAGATACGGTAATATGTTACTTTATCGTGGCTATGAAAACGGCCAGAAAAAACAACAAAGAATCAAATACCAACCCACTTTATTTGTAAACACGCCCAAACAAACTTCATGGAAATCCCTTGACGGCACGCCTGTTGCCCCTATTAAGATGGAATCTATGCGTGATGCAAAAGAGTGGATTGCTTCTAATAAGTCCACTGTAGGTAGGAAGATATTCGGCAATGACCGATATATTCCAGCGTTTATAAATGACGAATTTCCTGGCATTATTGAGTGGGATCGTAACAAGATTAATGTTACTTCATTCGACATTGAGGTGGCATCCGATGAGGGTTTCCCACAAGCAGATGCTGCAGATTATCCGGTAATTTCTATTGCCCTTAAAAATAATATTGACAATACCTATTACGTGTGGGGTCTTAATGACTATGATGTAGAACAATCCCTAATGAAAGATAACCGAGTAGTGTATAAGAAATGCGCATCCGAAGCAGAACTGTTATCTGATTTTATATTACATTGGTGTTTACCAAGTAATTGTCCGGATATTATAACAGGTTGGAACATCAGATTCTTTGATGTGCCATATCTAGTCAACCGCACAATTAAAATTCTCGGCGACGATATGGCCCGTAAATTTTCTCCTTGGGGATTAGTCGACCGACATGACGTCAAAATGATGGGCCGCGAACAGACGACCTACGACCTCAAGGGTATCTCAACTATTGATTACCTAGAACTATTCCCGAAATTTGGTTACTCTTATGGCACTCAAGAATCATACCGATTAGATCATATTGCGAATGTCGTTCTTGGCGAGAAAAAACTTTCCTATGAAGAGCACGGCTCGCTCCATACATTATATAAACATGACCACCAAAAATTCATCGACTATAATATCAAAGACGTAGAATTGGTTGATCGGTTAGAGGATAAGATGGGTCTTATCACGTTATGTCTTACTATGGCATACCAAGGTGGCGTGAATTATGTCGACACATTTGGCGTGGTACACATATGGGAATCAATCATTCACAGATATTTGTACGAAAATAAAATCGCCATGCCTTTCTATGAGAATAAGGTAAAGACCCATTATCCAGGTGGTTACGTAAAAGACCCTATGGTTGGGTTACATGAGAATGTCGTTTCGTTTGACCTTAACTCACTATATCCATCTTTAATCATGCAGTACAATATGTCAACAGAGACTATTGCGTCTGGCGATGTTATGAACCTAGATATCGAGAAAATACTTCAAGGATATACTTTCAAGAATCCTGGTAAAGCTATCGGTGGTAACGGCCAAATGTTTAGAACAGATAAGAAAGGCTTTATGCCTACTCTTGTAGATGGTATGTACACCGAACGTGTTGGTATCAAAAAAGAAATGCTCTCTGCACAAAGAGAGTTACAAAAGGTAGATAAAAATGATAAACAAAAATTATATGAAATCGAAAAACGCATCAACATTGCTGAGAATAGGCAAATGGCTATTAAAATTCTTCTTAATTCTCTGTATGGTGCTATGGGCAACAAGTACTTCAGGTTCTTTGACCAACGTATCGCAGAAGCCATTACTCTGTCTGGACAACTTACAATACGGTGGGCAGAGGTCGCCATTAATAAATATCTCAACAGGGTGTTGTCCACCACCGGACATGATTATGTTATCGCAATCGATACAGACAGCCTGTATGTTAGCCTAGACGAACTGGTTAAACTGGTCGACCCAGTCAATAAGATTGATTTCCTAGATAAAGTCGCACAAGGCAGATTGGAACCTGTTTTGGCCGATGCCTATGCAGATTTATACAAGATGATGGGCGGAATCGAAGACCGAATGGTAATGAAAAGAGAGGTTATCGCTGATCGAGGCATCTGGACAGCAAAGAAAAGATATATCTTAAATGTATTTGACAATGAAGGTGTTCGGTATGCAGAACCTAAACTAAAAATCATGGGTATCGAGGCAATAAAATCTTCTACTCCAGAACCTTGCAGAGATGCTCTTAAAGAAATCTTTAAAGTGATTATGACTGGCGATGAAGTTAAAACTCAATTGGCTATTAAACAATTCAAAAAGTATTTTACATCATTAGATGCGGATAGAGTTGCATTTCCTCGTGGAGTTTCCAATGTAACCGACTACCGAGATGCTGGTACAATATACAGAAAAGGTACTCCTATTCATGTTCGTGCTGCCCTGCTACACAATCATCTATTGGATCAATATAGTCTAAATAAGAAGTATGAGGCAATCAAGAACGGCGAGAAGATCAAATTCGTTTATTTAAAAGTACCCAACAGTCTGAAAGAAAACGTAATCGGATTTACTCAGTATTTGCCAGAAGAATTTGCACTTGCTAAATACATAGACTATGAACTACAATTTGATAAAACTTTCTTAGCGCCAATTGAGCCAATACTCAAATCTATTGGTTGGTCGTCAGAAGAACAGTCATCTTTGGAAAGTTTTTTTGGATAAAACACTTTACTTTTAAGTCTAAATGTGTTATAATAGACACATTAACAGGAGAAAAATATGCAATCAAGATATCCTATTTACATTATATCTAAAGGTCGACCAGATTCAAGACTGACAGTCAAATCTCTCGACGCTATGGGTGCAATGTATAGGGTTGTTATTGAAGAATCAGAGTATGATGATTATGCAGCAGTAATTAACCCTAATAAATTATTGGTATTACCTGAGGGATTTAGAGAAAATCCAAAGTGGGCCAGACGTTGTGAAAATACTGGCCTGCTAGGTGGGTCTATCCCAGTCCGTAATTGGGTGTGGGAACATTCTATCGCAGAAGGTCACAAACGACATTGGATTTTGGATGATAACATTTGGCATTTCTATAGAGCGCATAATAATAGGAAGACCAAGGTATTGACACCAACACCTTTCCGAGTATGTGAGGATTTCACGGATCGGTACACTGATGTTAAAATGTCTGGTATGAACTATGCCGCTTTAGCTCCAGCTTACAGCAAAAGGCCACCATACTATCACAATACCCGAGTATATTCTTGTATACTATTGGCTAATGATGTGTATGAAAACGGTGAATTATATTGGAGAGGCAAGTACAATGAAGATACAGATTTATCCTTACGCCTCATGAAAGCTGGTTATCACACATATTTGTTTAATGCATTTGTCTGTGGTAAATGTGCAACCTTGACTATGAACGGGGGTAATACTAAAGAAGTTTATGGCCTTGACCAAGCTGGAACTAAACATGCTCGAGCAGGTTCAGACTTTGATCATAGACGAGCCTTTGCAGAATCTTTACATGCTCAACATCCAGGCGAAGTA